GATGAGAAGCATGTTCATCCGTTGCAGCTTGACGTTATCGACCGCTGCGTCGTATTGCGGAGCAACCCAGGTGAAACGGTATTCACACCGTTTATGGGCGTCGGCTCCGAAATTTACAGCCCTGTTCTGCTCGGCCGGCGTGGCGTTGGTGCCGAACTCAAGCCGAGCTACTACCGGCAGGCTCTGAAGAACGTTCAAATGGCTGCCGCTGGACGCCGAGACACCGAGGAAAACAACGAACTCAATTTCGATGATTAGGAGGCCGCATGAACCACCTCAATACCATTCTGACGGCGGCCGGCGCAATGGTTTTGACATCTGTCAAGCGTCGGGCGAGCTCATGAGCGACATTGTCCTTGCCAAGCAATCCGATCTCGACCTGACCGAGCAGCAGCGTGCCGTTCTGCGCGATTGTCTGTTCGGCATGGTCGACGGTCAAGCCGACGAGGATAAAAAAGCCTGGCGCCGGTTCTGGAACGGCGTTTGGAAGATGGGCAGTGGTGAATTCTTCTCGATCAAAACCCTGATCCCGCGTTACGGCCCTGCTCATCGCAAGCAGATGAAGCTCGAGGGTGAAGTCTTCAAAAATCAGGAGCGCATCAAGGACCGGGAGTTTTTCCGGTTGTGGCTCAAGGTCGGGTCGGGGTTTGTGTCATGGGTCGCCGGTCCCAAAGGCGGTGTTTTCCCGGTCCCGAAGTCGGTTAGTTATGCCGAGTGCGAGAACGACGAATTCAAGGAATATTGCGATGGCGTTCTGGCCTTCCTGCGAACCGCTCACGCACAGAAATATCTCTGGCCAAGCGCCACACCATTCATCGCAGAGCAGTCGATGGAATTGATCTTGTCGTCGTTTGAAAGGCAATCATGATCTGGTCTGAAAATATGATTGCCAGAGGGCTAGCGTTGCAGGTATTCAACCGCAAGCATTTGATAGTCGTACCCAACTGCAATTGGACAGGCCACGAATGTGATTTGCTTTGCGTTACTGAAAACCTCCTGGTTATTGATATTGAAATCAAGATAAGTCGCGCCGATTTGAAGGTTGACGCAAAAAAAGACAAGTGGTGGCATCGCGAATTTAAGGGATATGGCGACGAGGTTTTGGTGCAACAAAAGTCAGGGGCCTCATATCGGCAGCGTTCTGCCATTTATAACAATACGCCACTCGCTTGGCCGCCAAAAGTTTGGAAGCATTACTACGCGCTGCCAAAAGAGATTTGGAAGCCGGAATTACTTGATTACTTGGCGTCGTCTTCAAGCGGCGTAATCCTGCTTTCTAAACAGCAGCACGATAACCGCCTGATTGCCACTATCGCGCGCATGGCTAAACCGAACAAATCCGCCGATAAAATATCGGCCGCAGCAGCGATCGACATCGCGCGTCTTACTAGCCTTCGGATGTGGGATTCGTGCCTGCAACTGGAGGATGAGCGCAATCGGCGGCTTGACAGAGAAAAGGCGGCGGCATGAAGCGCTCACCCATGCCAGCCAGGGGCACTCCCATGAAGCGCAGCGCGATTCGCATCAAGCTGGATGCCGCTCGCCTGACCGTGAAACTGCCGGCGCGCATGAAGTCGAAGCAGCGCGCAGTTACGCGTGCCGAGCAAGCTTACTGGTCGCGTTTGGCCGGCGAAATAGGATGCATCGCTTGTCACCTCGATGGACGCGAGAACCCGTTTGTCTCGATCCATCACACAGATGGCCGGACTAAGCGCGGCTGCCATATGCGCGTTCTTCCAATTTGCGCGCCTCACCATCAACAAGACGATACCGACCCGCTCAACCGCGTAGCCATTCATCCGAACAAGGCTGAGTTCGAGCTGATCTACGGCACGCAAGAACGGCTTATGGAAATCTGCCACGAAATACTGGGGATCGCATGAAAAATTTATCCGACTCACGAATTGCGGTACGCAATCCCGCTCCCGAGTATGGCGCGATGGCTGGCGCTGGTCGGTGCGGTGGCCAACATAGGGCGGGGGAGTGATGGCTAAGGCCGACATTTGGATGCCGCTGTACATAGGCGATTACCTAGCCGATACAACACGCCTTACTACCGAACAGCATGGTGCGTACCTGCTGCTGATTATGGACTACTGGCGCAATGGTCCGGCACCTGACGACGATGCGATCCTTGGAAATATCACCAAGATGGCATCGAAAGACTGGAGGCGCGTCAAAGCAGCGGTAACCATGTTCTTTGCGCTGAAAGATGGTGTATGGACCCATTCAAGGATTGAGCGCGAACTGGAAGATGCGGCCGCTGGAAAACTCAAGGCCGAAGGAAAAGCGAGAAAAGCAGCTGAGGCGAGGTGGGGTAAGCAACAACCAGAACATACATCAAGCAATGCTCCAAGCAATGCTCCAAGCACAAGCCAAGCAATGCATGAGGAATGCCCTTCACAGTCACAATCACCTACTAATTCAAAAACAAAGTCAAAAACAGATTCTGCACTCGCTACGCGATTGCCTGCCGATTGGATTCCGAGCCTTGCTGACGCGAAGTTCTGCCAAGTCGAAAGACCAGACATCACGATCGATGGGACTGCAAGTAGGTTCCGTGATTACTGGATTGCCCAGCCTGGGGTAAAGGGTCGAAAGGTGGATTGGCCGGCGACGTGGCGAAACTGGGTGCGAAACGAGAAATCACAGCCGCGCGCCGGCCCTGCCAAGCCCGAAAAGTTTGATCCAGTCGCCTATGTCAACCGCAACCGAACGAAAGCACCCGATGAACGCACCATTGAATTCGATCTCCGCGGTGAACCCCTTTGATCTCTGGTTTCAGCCTCATCAGGCTCTCGGGATCTCGATGATGGATCACTTGTTCAACCGGCTCGATGGCGCTTATCCGCACAAATGGCGCTCGGCATTCCAAAATGACCAGGCTATCGAGAACTGGAAAGTATCGTGGGCAGAGGCGTTCGAGGAAGAGTGCATCACGCCGAACGATATCAAGGCCGGACTGAAGGCGTGCCGCACACGTTACGACTGGCCGCCAAGCTGCGCAGAGTTCATCAAGGCGTGCAAACCTTCTGTTGATCCGATGGTTGCCTACTACGAAGCGATTGCTGGCGTTCAGGCGCGCAGCAAGGGGGAAACAGGCAAATGGTCCCATCCCGCAATTTTCTGGGCCGCAATGCCGCTCGCGTTCGACCTGGGACAGCAAACATTTTCGCAGATGAAAGCACGGTGGGAATCGGCGCTATCCGAGCAGATGGACCGGGGCGAATGGGCGCCGATTCCTGCGGCATTGATCGCGATCGCAGCACCTGGCAAAGCGGATCTGTCGAGGGAAAAAGCGACGGAAATGCTCAACGAACTGGGCGCCGGGAGTGTGCTGAAACCGAAGACGGACCATAAATTGTGGGCCAAGCGAATCATCGATAGATCCAAGAAGCCGAACCCCGGCTATAGCCCGCTGCAAATCCGATTTGCCAACGAAGCGATGGCCGCATGACCTGGCTACTCAATCCCCGCCTGTTCACCGTCATCATGCTGGCGCTGAATGCGCTGGCAGCGGTTCGATGGGCGTTCGAGCGAAATTGGCCGCAAGCCGCTTATTGGGGCTGTGCATTCGGGCTGAATCTGGCCGTGATGACTATGGGGGCCAAGTGATCGCGTATTACAACGAGATCGATCCATACGTGGCGCAATGGCTGCGCAACCTGATAACCGCCGGCCACATCGCGCCTGGCTACGTAGATGAACGGAGTATCGAAGATGTTTATCCCAGTGACCTTGCGGGCTTCACCCAATGCCATTTCTTTGCCGGAATTGGCGTCTGGTCGCTTGCCCTGCGCCGCGCCGGCTGGCCCGATGATCGACCTGTTTGGACCGGTTCCTGTCCGTGCCAACCTTTCAGCGCGGCAGGCAAAGGCGTTGGATTTGCTGACGAGCGGCACCTCTGGCCTGCCTTCCATCATCTCATCAAAGAGCGCAAGCCTGCAAAAGTCTATGGAGAGCAGGTTGCGAGCAAGGACGCAGATACTTGGATCGACCTTGTACACACTGACATGGAAGCCTTGGGTTACGCCTTCGGGGCGGTCCCGTTTCCGTCTGCGGGCATCGGTGCGCCGCACATCAGAGACAGAGCTTACTGGATGGGCGCGGCCGACCACCCCCAC